TCGATTTTAGGAAAGTTCTCTTTTACATTTCCCACCCTCAGCAAGGATTCCTCCATTGCTTTTGTTGACAGCTGAGGCGCCGCCTTAGAAGGCCTGATATTCTTGACCTTAGGCAACTTGATCTGTTTTGTTTCTTTCTTTGCCATATAAAATATGAAATATTAAATAAATTGACATATATATAATCACACGTGAATTAATGCATTCTCACGGTAAATACATATAATAAACATCTTTAGATTGACATGCAAATAGAAGATATAGCATTTGGCACTAATGGTGCCATGTTTGTGGCTCCGACTGGTGTACGTCTGCTGTCTAGATGCATAGCTAGCAGCGAATACAGCTGTACATTTAAGTACTTTGCTACCCTGAACGTTTCTCCAGATACTCTGAAAGAGGTCATTGTAAACATGGTGAACTCTACAACAGAATATACCAATAGCGATAAGTCTATAGTTATGCAGACTCTTACTGAAAGAGATGCATTCACAGGATTAGTAGAAGCAGGTAATGTTACTTCTGTAGGAGAGATTGATATGACTAATCATGTGATCACACCAACAGCAGACTTTACAGAAGTATTCGTACATATACCAAATCGATTTGGTTCCAAAGAGATATTGCTCAATAATGTAAATGAGATCAATTTCAACTTGGAAGATTATAGTGGGCAGCCTGCAAGCTTCAAAGATTATGCATATGATGGCAGGGATTTTGAATTCAACGCGGTAGCTATCTATCTAGGGATCAGCGACGGTGAGCGTTCATATAATTCCCTCTATGGTATATATGTACCATCTAATAATGCAGAGCCTATTAGCAAATATGCTTATGCAGCTGGAGGTTCTATCGTACAGTCAGGCAACTCATTCGGCTTCCGTATCAATTTAAGAATAGTCGAGGATTCTGATAATACGGGGTCTGGCTCTGTGGTACAGACTGTGGTAGACGAAAAGGCTAATTCGTTCGCAATGAGTATGTTCACTGACGCATTGGCTAGAATGCAAATGGTTATGTCTGAGCATAAGAGCTTGTCAGATACAATCGGACATATGTATGACGATATAGAGAACCTCAAGGCATTATGCGATACTGGGACGACAATAGCTACAATGATGGCTAAGTTAGATGCATTGTCTGCATATGTTGATAACTATATGTTGGCTATTGAGGATAAAGATTCTCTGCTCAATATGATCGCTAATATAAACAGGCAGATGCAGGCTATACTGAATGGAGAAGCAGGCCCCGAGCTTAATATAAATGTCCCTATACAGGCAGGTGATGGCATATATTTGGGAAAGACGAGTGATTCGCATATTATTAACAATGCTAACCAGCGATATCATATCGTTGACGGAACAGGCTTCACCACAAACCAAAAAGGTACATCTTTCACACCTACCACCTTCTCAAATATATTCCCTGTATATCTCAGCGCAAGAGGTCCAATCAATACAGACCTGAAGCTTTCTATAGATCTCAATAGCGTCCCTAATTTCAAATTCAGACGAGGCCAAAGCTTCCAATTCGTAATTAAAGAGAATATCAACTGGAATGGATTCGGATGTAATCTCTTTGTAGGAGATGTCCAAGTAGGGCATTTCACAAAAGACGATATACAATGCGGGCGTCCAATATTCGAAATCATATGTGTAGAGTCTAACAACGGAAGCAATGAAGGTGGAACATTGACACAAAGTTCATTTTGGTCTAGATGTATTAATCCAAAATATGAAGGTGTATTTGGAGACGATAGCGTTATTCCTGTGACGTATAGCGAAGCTGTGTCTCTAAGAAACAAAGGTGCTCTGCTCCTTAATAAAGTGTATTATATCACAGACTATGCATTTGAACCTGCTGAAAGCAATGCCAGATTCGTATCTATCAATAATGATATTGCTATAAGCATATATTTGAAGCCTTCGGATAAAACTCATTTTGACACTAGAGCATATATGAGCTTCAACACTAGAGAAAAAGGCAGAGTATGCTCGTGGGGTAGATATTATCTGACACGTGAAGAATCAGAAGTAGCTACTGGATGCCGACTAAAGAAGGGGTACATTACGCAGATAGATTATAATTCTATTTCTGCAGATTTTGATTTTATCCACTGTGCGGTTAAGAAAACATCAGATGCAGATATATCATTCGGAAGAACAACGGGTGAATTTGTACAAAGCCTTCAGGGAGGAACTTATGATCCGTGGGTCGTTTCAAATAATATAACAGGTTCTATATGCTCCGTCAGCAATGATAATCTCAAAGCAATAGATTCTATGTATTATGATTCCACAGAGTTCCCTGCTATAGATATAAGCAGTAATGAGATAGTCAATGTAAGTTCTCATAATGATGCATTGTTCATATTGCCAATTATGCATATATCCAATTGTCATAATGTATGTGTACATGACTGTAATAACATTATATTGACATGGGCAACTGATTCTACAGTAGAACGTTCAAACGATGTATTCGCAAAACGCTGTGCTTATTTGGATATAGAAGACAGCGATAATCTGAGAATATGGAATACTTCACATAGTACGTTCCAACATGCGTTCAATGCATGGACATATAAGTCAGAATATGTATCCCTGAGAAACGCACATGCCATACTATTAGATTATAATATAGGGTCTACTGTTGAAGAAGTAACAGGGAACTCGTTGGTTGTACTGAATTATTATAATAACGGTACATCTAGCAAGGCACAAAAGGCCATTATAGATAATGTTTCTCATAACTGTATGGTTGTGGATAACTTGAAACACCCTGATCTTGCCAACGATATAGACTCGTGGAGAGTGATATGTAACAGATACGATGCTATTGCTACGCAGATACCTTCTGGGTCTGCTGGATATACTTATTTTTCTATAAAGAAGACAGTATATCTCAATGACGAGAACAAAACATCTGAAGATATCAAAAGTGTACAGGTAAATAGTACAAATATAAATGATCTGATTTAATATGGGAAAGGGAATACTAAGGGAAATGTTCTCAGGAGCTAATCAGAGATTATCTTCTAAGAGAATAACTGGTGCGTTTTGTGTTATCTCGTCAACCTGCGTGATCCTTTTCCTGGCCGTTACAGATCCTACGTTTCCATCTATAAACTCATTGCTTGAATGGGTTTTGATTACTGGAGCGGGTCTGCTAGGCCTGGGATTAGCGGAGCGAAGATTCTCATCAACCACAGACAAAAAGGTAGATTCAGATAATTCTGAACATACTACTGATGAAGAAGAACGATAATGTAAGCTATTTGAATATAGAATTATTAGGGTCATCATATTCGAAGCCATCTTTCTGTATGACAGCAATATCGACACCTAGTCCCCTACGGATTCTATCTTTACGGACAGCTTCAATCCATCTCTGTTTTCTTTCATCATCATTATTCGGGTGTTCTTTAGAAAGAGCACCCTTTTCTTGTTTAGCCCTAGCGACAGCCTCTTTGGCTTCTCGGAGTTCTACTTCTCTCTTAGTAGTTGAGGGATCTGATGTATCATATACTACAGATGTTATGGTATCAGGCTCTGCAGATATATCACTGTCTTTATCTCTACGCGATGATGCAGTATTGACTGTATAGGTATCCGTGACTCCAGCACTGCTGCTAGTATACAGTTTCTTCCCAGTACGGACCATATGCTCAAAGTCGTCCATATTCGAATTAATCATTTCTGACAATTCTTCATCAGAATGCTTACGTTCTACGCCGAGAACATCTGCCATCTTCACTACGCTATCATCTAAATCTGGTTCATCTGGTCTAGCGTTGTATTGAGTCTGTATAGTATGAATGATATCTCTCAACTCATTAATTACATAGAAACATTGTTCTAGCTTGTTTTCAAGATGTTGCACTCGCTTTTCAAGTATTTCTATTGATGAAGAGTTTTCCTTTGTTACATGCGATGTATCTGCGTTGATATCACTATTTTTTGTATGAGGTACATCTTCTTGCATACTCTCCAACGTCTTGATGACAGCCAATATGCTCTTCCATTTAGATTCGCTTTGAGGGAATCCTTCACCAATGATGTCTGCACAGAAACATTTCTCAGGATCCATGCCGTTATCATATATGCATTTCATAAAATATGCGTTGTCCAGAAGATTATACTTCTGTATATATTGCCATCCGTTTCTGTAATTCTGACACGCATTTGATATATACATGCGGAATGCGTCGGTGATTTTTAATGCTGACATACTATACTAATTTTTGTTTATATATGTTCTCTTTCTATGACATAAAATTACTAACATTTTTATATATTAGCAACTAAAGCACATAAAAATTTATATGTTTTTAATCCCAGAAATTCTGACTATGTAATCACAAAATATCATATACATGTTCGCCATACAGGAGTAAATAATAATATATTAATGAATTGATATTTGAAATGGCAATGCGTAAACATCATTACAGAAACTATACTGCATCTATTAAGAAATTCGAACCAGTAATAGGTGCATATAATAGTGCTAGCCTTTTCCTACCTACAGGAGAGAATCTAGAACTTCTTCAAGAGCATATCGATAAGATAACAGGTCTGGAAGGTGTGAATCCTGGAGTGAATAAGGTTACACAGAAAGCTGGCCTGCACGATCGTACATATGCAGGTGTTCCTGAACAGACATCTCTCGATATAACGATAGAGTTGACGTTGAACTTGAACAACGCCCACGAGAACTACATTTACAACACAATCAGACATTGGTTCGATATGTCTTACAATAGAGATACTGGCGAATTCGGCTTGAAAGTAGACTATGCTGCAGAAGGTCATATAGAGCAGTGCGATAGAGACGGTACGCCTTGGAGAGTAGTGGATCTGATAGACATTGTTCCTCTAAAGATATCAGGTCTTCCTGATGCAGACTTTTCGTCAACTGATCCAGCTAGACTTGTACTGACGCTGAGCGCTAACTTGGCTGATGAATTGAAATTGGGTTATTAATCAATTACGGAACATCACTCATAATACAGAAAGGGCGTGGAACTATTAACTCCACGCCCTTTCATTATTGTTGGTCCATTCAATTTAGAACTTCAGACTTGACAGACTAGGGAAGTTTGTCATACTCGGCATTTTAGATAAGCTAGATAGTCCAGGAGGTGAATACTGTCGCTGCATACTGGACATTTTAGAATGCATATCTGCATCGAAGTCTTTCTCTTTCGCCTTTTCAGTTTCTTCCCTTTCTTTCATCAATTTGACATACTCATCAATCATATCACTGAACAACGGATAAGGCCATGCTAGCACATCTGATAAACTCTGGTTGAGCTCTTTCATACATATAACTAGCAGTCTATCTAGTCCTCGAAGATCAGAGATCCTCAACAGTGGCAAGACATATGTCAGCGATTCCCACTGAAAAGGGAATCTTTATATCAGCGCCACAATGAGGACATTCTGTATTGATTGTAGGTTCTGTTCCTATATTTTTATCGAGGAACTGTACAAATTTACGGAATACCGCAATATCTTTCAAGCTCATACTGTACATAGACGTGCTTGCATCAAGAATCGCTTTGTGCATCTGCGACGTAGTGTTGACTACAGGACATATATACAAGAGAGAACTTGCATCACTCCGTGTAGTTTCGTCAAGCTTCATCGTTGGATCATCTGACAGCAGCACTGTGATGAACGTGAGCACTTCAGATATAGATGGAAGATGGAACCGGAAATTCTTATACACGATAGTACCATCTGATTCAATGCTTGCAATCTCATCGAACTTAGCAGGCCACTCTAAAATAGACGCGCCATCGCATACGATCTGTTCGATCTGTTTCCCACACACGCTACATGTTGCGGGCTGAGTCAGATTAAGCTTGAAGTCGTCAATATACGTGATTGCACGTATTACCAGCAGCACAGACAGAGAATCAGCACGCTTCAGATTAGACCCATCGACTTTATTTCCTTGAAGATCAATAATATAGCAATTTCTAGAAAGAATATCGCACATACTCTTCAAAGTAGCAAGAGCATTATTAGGGTCTACTGACGATACTTCTCTTACAGTCTTTACATCGAAAGGCTTCACCCATACTTCCTGATAGAACTTGCCCTTTGTAGGCAAGTCCTCATTATCTACTTTGGTCCACCCGCCCGCAGTAATAGGACCAGAAGCATTTGCAGGTCCTTCTGCATCAGGAGATTGTACAGGACTACCCAGTCGCTGTTGCAAGACAGCAGCAGCATCTGATTCTACAATGTTAGTAGTTTTTCTAGCCATATGCTTTTAGATTTTGAAAATAACCAATTCATTTTCTGGACGGACTTCAGCGATTTCTAGTTCCAGTTCAGTGCCTACAGATATGTCAGTTCGGTCTTTGACAACTCGCTGAGGAACGAACAAAGTGATTCGCTTCTTCTCACCTTCTACAACAACAGTTTCAAATACTTTATAGCCCCTAGGAGCAATTGAGTATACTGTGAGCTTGCGTTTAGGTTCCTTTTCTACAATGCTTGTGTATGTTTCCCACAGATCTGCATCGAGGACCGCAGTAAGGCCTGATTTATTGAATGCAATAGGAGCAATGAATACGTCACCGACTCTCATAGTGTTATCAATGTCGCTCGCATATGCCCTACACTTGATTCCATCATATTCAGCCTCACAAATGCATCCATGAGGACCTGTCTTGAATACAGTGAATTTGACTTTAGTGTGCAATTGCATACTAGTAAAGATATCAGGGATCATATTATGATCAGAGATCTTGATACCAGTTGCGTCATTCTCAGCGAAGACATATAAGCTACTTCCGATAGGGTACATGTCTAACATATCGTCGCGATAGTCAAACATTGGGCGATATAGCAATATGTTGCGGAGCTCATATTGCGGGATATCGATATACACCCTGTTGTTTTCCTTGTCATGTCTAACGACGACAGCCTTCAAAGGCGTGTTGTTTTTAATTGTGGATAAAATTGTGTACAAAGTGCGCTTCATAGCCTTCTGCTTAGCACCGCGCTGGCCTTTAGTATGGCCCCATACAGAATGATCCTCGTTGAATGAATCATCCTTCACAATGTCAGTCTTTTGGCTGTTGTACGCGCTGTCATTGTCAATCAAAACTACGCACCCTTCTTCATCACGGAAAATAGAGCCATTAGATTCAGCCGCTTTATAAATTTCGATGTCTTTGGAACTTGCAGTTCCCAAATACACATTCATAAGGGCTTCTGTCTCCTCTTTTGTACTACGTGGGTTAAGAATCTTGACACCTTTAGGTGTGTCGATTTCGAAATTAGAAAATTTCTGTTTCATCAAAAAAAGTTTTTATAATTAAACATAAAAATAGTGCCAGCACTTACTCGTGTTTTCGTACTGACACTATATTTACAATGATATGTTAATTCTCATCTAGAGGAAAATCATCGTATAGCCGGTCCATTTCGGCTTTAAGCTCGTTCTGAGCTTCTTCAGACTCATCTACCTCGTGATCTAGTTCTGCGAGACCAGTCGTTTCATTAGAGCCATATGTGAACAGAGGAGAAATTACTTTATCAAGTCTCTCCAGTACATCTTGTGTGAAGATCTTAGGAGTGAAAAAATCATCGATAGGATAGACAGACCCGTCTTCTTTACAGATATTCCTACCATTGTTCGGCATGAAGTATTGGCCGTTTGCTGCACATAGTCTACATGCGCTTTGAGCTGCTGCAGTCAGTTTACTGTACTCTTTTTCATCGATGAACTTGCCTCTTCCTACACCGCATGAATCCCATGTAACATAGTCCTGCAGACCTTTATATGGGTTCAACGATGTGTCAAATCGAATCTCAAACTCGCATGGAGTAGGCTTGCAGAAACGGTTCTTCTGTGCTTTAGCGATAACACGCTGACCTACTACTTCTGTAGATTCTTTCAGTTGAGCCTTTGCCAGGTTCATGATGACTGATGAGCCGTACACTATACCAGAATTATGGTTGATCAGACCATTATCCGTAATGTACACGTTTTCTGTTGTAGAGATATCAAAGACTTCTCTCTCCCCAACAGATTCTACTGAAACGATTCGTTTCTTTTTCATGTTCATATTATGCATAATTAATTAATAATTGTTCAATGATATAATCACACATTCCCAAAAAGAATGATATTATACTTCTATAATATGTATACTTCTTGAATCATAACAGGTAACATTTCCTATACATGCAACTGAACCAGTTTGTCTCAATTGTGTATGGCCTACTGCTTGAGGGAAAGAGAAATCTTTGCCAGTATGTTCGCCCAAATCAGCCCACATAGGCCCTCCAGATGGATAATTTCCTCCTCTAGCACGTCCGACTTGCGCGGTATCATCTATAGCGCTGCCTTCTATGAAAGAGGCTATTTCATTAATGTTATCAAAATCCCCAGTATATCCATTATAGCACAACCATGCTTTAGTTACGCCTGCATGCGAAAACAGAACGCCGTTATACGCTAGGCATTTACGGAAGAGGTCCTTATTCTGTTCAAAAGTACGCAGCAATCCGTTTTTAATTGCAGAATTATATCTGGAACTCCTGATATAAAGTGCATCACATATATAGTGAGCATCATGGTTTCCTAAGAGTAGAACTACTTTTGGAGAATAGTCTCTTGCAAATTTAATAATATCTTTCACATTATCTACGAGCCGTTCTGGTTCTGAACCTGATATAGTATTTGCTTCGAATTCATATGGATCAGCATAATCGCCCAAGAATACGCACAGATCTACTTCGTCTATTTTAGACATAGCATCTTTCCAGAAAAGTCTTCCATGCACGTCAGGTACTATCAATACTTTTTTATTCATGTTGGTATCTTTTCGTTTAATTATTAATGTATTAGATAAAGAAGCATTTACCGAAACTGAAATCATTAGATTCTTTAGGATTGTATCCTATCTGATTAGATACTATATGTGTATCACAGAGATCAATATCTTTATTGTAGTGAGTATGCCCGTATATCCAATATGCAGGTGAAAATTCTGATATTATATCCTGCATGTCATCTGCTATAAACGCAGTAGTTAATCTACCTCCCTTATGAATAGGGTTCTCGCACAATGCACTTGGACAGTGATGGGTTACTACTACAATTTTACATGAGGGAACACCCATTCTACGTAGATTAGTCAGATCACTTACTATAGAATCACGGCATTCAGCATGTACAAGCTGGAACCTATCGGCACTAAACTTCTCACCATGCCAGCGAATCAACCTCGTATCGTTCATATATGAATTGACATAAGGAATATTCTGCTCGCTCACGTTACTCCACATTGTAGAACATACAAAAAATACGTCGCCAATCATTTCGGTAGAATTATTAGCTATAATTACTTTATCAGTCAGCTCGTGACGGTATCCATGCACAGAAAATTCACTCAATTCAGAGCCATCATAGAACTCATGATTACCAGGGACAATTATAGTCTTCTGAAAATTATTATGGCACCAATTGATAAACTTAAATAATACATCATCACAAGATGCAAAATTTTTCAAGCGTAATATAGGACATAGATCACCTGCTATCACAAGAACGTCTGCATCATCAGTCGGATGCTCCTGTATATACTTGAGTACCAATAAATTAGAGTACTCTCTGCCTAGATGTAGATCAGAAATATATTTTATTTTCATAATTCTTGTAGTATTGATTTTATAATAAATTCTCTAGTGGATACTATTGGAGGGCAGTATTCATTTTTCTTTATCAGAGATTTGCAATCACGTATATCATGAATCAAACATGGGTCGTGTCGTTGCTCTATATAGCATGGACCCTCATCTAGTTTATAATTTCTCATGTATTTGTCAGCATAAGAAGGTACTAGACGAACGTAATCTTTTTCATCAAGAATATCTATGTACTTAGATGCATCTATGATGTACAATAAGTCTCCAATAGACTCATGTAGAGGTATTATCGATGTTAAGAACAAGTCTATGTAATAATGAGTGGAATTAGCGTAGTACAGTTTTTCGCCGTATGGATGCAAATGTGTTCTTGCATATACTACATCATAGCAATGATATGGCGATTGTTCTTCACCCCATTTCTTTAGTACTGACGGATCATCCCAACCACCATCTTTCAGCATATCTATTAGTTCATCACCTTTAGAATTATATTTTCTGAAATATTCAGCATCGTCAATATCATTTGTATCTTCTGGTTTAGCCGCGTGTAAATGAGAGGAACTACTCTTGTGTGCTATACACCATGCAGATACATATTGACGTGGAGTGATTGTATAGATAACATCGTAATTATCCGCCTCTTCATTATCCAGAAGCGCGCTATCTTTCAAAATATTTTTTACCTTGACTTTAGTCTCAGGATCTTCTATATACACAGGCATTCTGAGTATATTGTTATCTCTTAAATCTGATCTCTTGACATAATACGTCAGCTTGTAATCAGGAAGAATATCAGATATTGAGTTATTATACTCTTGAATGGTCTTCGGAGTGGCTAGTATTGCCATGATCTTGTTATAGATCTGTGTTAACAATAGACTACAGTCCACACTTATCTTAGTAGATGAATGATCGTCATCGTTGGTATAAATAAATTCATCCTCTAGATACAGGGACGTTTCGCCCCATAAGAATCCATTAGATACGTTAGTGATATGCATCATTCTCATGACGTTGTTGCGATCTTTGCTCTCACTTACAGTCACTTTCCATATATTATCTTCAACACCAAAGTGCTTCACCTCGCCATCCCATGACTGATCAAACGGTTCATCTCCAGTGATCAAGAATGTATATATGTTATCACACACATCTGTTGTGCTGAGACGTGCTATATCACATGCAGATATAATATCAGCAAGAATCTTTTCTTGCGAATGGTCAAGTAATGCTATAGAAGTATCAGGCAGCACGGTAGCTCCTAATTCTGCAAGACTTGATATATTAGTAATTTGTCTAATTTGATCCATAACTATTGAATTTAGATTTATTATATAATCACCAAAATATCTATGA